TTACGCAACAATGCAGTAATGGCGCGGCGGTCTTTTTTGCGCATGAAACACAACAGGTGCCAGTGAACTGTGCCGTCATGATGCGGCTCAGCCACCCGCACGCCATACCAGCGCAACCCGGCTTTGTGCATCGCCTTACGAAATGCAGCAAACATGCCGACCAGATAATCACTGCTTTGTCTTACCGTCGCATTTGTCCAGGTCGGGTTGGGCCTGCCGTTATTTAGCGTGGAATGGAAACGTGACGGACAGGTGATGGTGTAGAAAACGGCGCAGTCACCGCGCATTTCCGCGATAAGCTCCAGACCTTTAACACAGGCCATCATCTCATTGCGGCGATGCGCAGGGTTGCTGCTGCTGGCGTTTACCACATCCTCCATGTCCAGCGTGTCGCCGTCTTCGTTCACCAGTTCATGAGAACGGAAAAACTCCAGCGACTTACGGCGCTGCTCACGTTTATGCATCACGGCTTCATAGCTGACATAGGGAGATGCTTTTTTGCTGACCAGGCAAACAGCACGCAACTGCTCTTCCCGCCATTCGCAACGCATCTTCCACAATTTCCGATACCACCAGTCGGCGCACAGCATACGCGCCAGCGACCCCGGAATGAGTTCATAGGGCACGGGTTTACGGCGGTTTCTTTTCCGGCGGAGTTGCTCAAACGCAGGCGGTATGACATCCAGTCGCAGGGTTTCCGCCGCCACCTTTTCCCATGTCTTGCGGATTTCTTCTGGCTTAACGTCATCGGTGGCATACAAATCGCCACAAGCGGCATCAAGGCACATGCTCATATGCGCAGCTACCAGGGTGGACAGGCGTTTCACCTGATCCTGACTCATTTCAGGCAGGATCAGCAGACCGTCCAGCCCTTCATGGCTTGCCATAAAGCGAAAAGAAGTGGATAGCTGACTGTCGCGTACATGCTCCAGTCGTTCCAGACATGGCTTAATCGTCTCACGCAAATAGCGGGAATAAGCCTTTGGCCTGCCCAGGCTGCTGAAGTATTCAATACGTTGCATCAGCGGCTTGCTGATATGGGAAGGCTGGGCGTTGACGTCCGCCAGAATGACCATATCCGGATTAAAACGCTGCTGCTCATGCGCCAGCTTTGCCCAACTAATGAGCTTATCCTGTTCCATTTCGCGCTGGACAGGATCACGGGATTCATTAAAGAAATAACGCTCCCAGACCTGATCACTCAGCGCCTCACGGCGCAGCTGTTCCTGCTCGTTATCGGCAGCGTACAGAGTGATCAGGTTTGAAAGCGCAGAAACCGGCGCAACTTCCGCCGGGTCCAGATAAGGGTTAATGGCCTTTTTCGGGCTGTTCCATGAGAATGCTGCGGCGACCTCGTTAAAGCCGCTGCAGTTGTTCATATCAGCATGGCTCATGCACGCACTCCGTACACGGCAGAACTATCCACGCCACGCGAAGGATCAAATCCCACCCAGCAGCGCGGCCCGGAAACAGCGATGATTTCTGTTGCAGATTTACTCTCACCAGCTGCCACACCGATGCTGCGTTTTGCCTTGATGTAGTGGTGAGTAAAATTGCGATACAGCGAACGGATCAGGGATGTGTCACTGTTAGAAACAATGACCGGATGTCCTTCTGATGACCGATGTTCAAGAACGGATGCCAGGTGATACTGGTCATCTTCAGTGAAACCATCAGTGTGATAGCCGGAAAACGTACCGTCATACGGCGGATCGCAATACACCACATCCCCCACCTGCAGCATCGCCAGCGTTTCATCAAAGCTTGCACAGATAAACGTTGCCCGCTGGGCTTTCTCTGCAAATGCGCGAATTTCTTTTTCAGGGAAATACGGATTTTTATAATTACCGTACGGAATGTTGAAATGCCCGCTCTTGTTATAGCGACATAAACCACGGTAACCGTGACGATTGAGATACAGGAAATATACCGCTTTCATGAAATCAGTAATTTCAGTTGAGTAATTAAACTCCTGCCTTATGTTGTAATAAGCCACCTCCCTGTTTGCTTCCTTAAATAAAACTCTGGCGCGAGATATAAACGATTCACAATCAGCGGCAACCTTTTTATAGAGGTTGATTAAATCAGGATTAATATCCGCAACCAGATAGCTTGGATAATCCGTCGCCATCATCACAGCACAGGAACCCGCGAAAGGTTCAACCAGTCGCGGGCCAGCAGGAAGGTGTTTTTTCAGTTCGGACATAATTGCGGTTTTATTTCCCGCCCATTTCAGGATGGTGCTCATACAGCACCTCCGTTGTAATGTTTGCCTTTCAGCTCTGCGATTTCCTGACAGGTAATGCAAAGCTGCACACCTGGAATGGCGCGGCGGCGTGCTGGCGGAATTGGCGCTTCACACTCAATGCAAAGCACGCGGGACACGCCCGGCATTTTGGCACGGGCAGCACGGATATGGCGCTGGCGTTCTTCTTCAACGCGCTGCTGTACGAGATCCATTGCATCAGCCATTAGTGGATCTCCTGCGCTTCGTTCTGGATTGCTTCAGCAGTTACACGCAGTAGTTCTGCTGCTTCGACGTGGTTTAGCTGGCGGGATGTGATATGACACGCCAGGCTATCAAGGCGAGCTGCCATTGCTTCAGCCCTTGCCCGGCGTTCTTCCAGACGAGCCTCTGTCAGTAAAATATTAAGCCCTGCATCATCCGGTCCGGTTTTAGTCGTGAGGGTTTCAATATTACGCATAATCAATTCTCCTGAATTTAGATAAAGGGATGCCCGGCGGGTTTACGCCATTAATTTCATTAGTTGGTTAATTCGGCATGGTTAGCCGTCTGGGAAATAAGCTCACCACTGCACGAAAATGATTCATTGCTTTAATCAACTCCCGCTTTTCGTCAGTGGTCAGCTCATTAATGCTGATGCTATGACGTTCAGCTGGAATTTTTGCCATAAAGAATATGGCAGCCAGTGCTCGTTTATTTTGTTCATTATTGATATCCCGTGGATCACGCATATCTTTAATAAACCGCTCAAGCTCTGACTCAATATTCAGGCCAAATACTTTCGCCCTTAACTCCGCAATGTGATTAAGTCCATTCAGGCGTTCACCGGGGCTTAATGGAACAGTCGCCGCAGCGCCATTAATTGCCATAATTCATATCCCCAAAACGCAACTATCGTTCTTTGTTCTTACGGTAACGCTCAAGGGGAGATACATTTTTTCGTACCGTCTCTTTAACCTGCTCTCCCCGTAAAAACGTCCCATCCTTTAGCGTGAAAAAGTAACTGCCATCGCCCGACAACGACGGATAACAACAGAGCAAATCATCTTCAGGTACTGAATAACTCTCCCCTCTGTAACGAAACTGATAAACCACTTCACTTTCCGCTGCATACATTTTGACTTTCTCCGTTTCCTCGTGGTCAATTCAGACAGCAATTCATCTTGTGAATGACATGGATGCCAGCGTTTACCATCCTCACCCATGATCCAGCCGTGACCGTAGTGCATTGCCGGGCTTTGTTTTACCAGCAGCGATGCAAATGATGGTTCTTTCGTCAGCATAAGCACCTCACAGCAAACCGAATGAAGCACCGAGGCCAGTCACGGTATCAACTGCACTCGCCATCGCAGGATTAGCCTGTAAACGGGCCTGCAATGAAACAGCCGCCAGCGCCATCAGTCGTGTTACAGAATTAATTCTGCTGATCGCATCGCGACGGCCTGCACTGGTTTTTACATCGCCAGAAACCGCACCTGCAGCAACACGCCCGATCTCTGCGGTTGCACTCATGACGTAATGTGGCAGTCTCTCTTTTGCCACCTCATTTACCGGTATACATGGCAGGCAGTGAATCTGAGCCAGAAATCCATCAACCAGTGTTGGGTCTTCAGTGAGATCGGTTAACTGCCAGATATCTGACGCAGTAAGTTGGTGTGGTTGTTCCGGGTTGAGCTTGTTACGCAAGGTTTGAACGTTCATACCTGCGCGCTCTGCCAGCTTCGCCATGTTGTGTCGTAGGGCGAAGGCCCGGCAGGCTTCATTGAAATGGGGATGTTTTGAAATGCGATAGTCAAACATAGTCAGTTGCTCCGTGAAGTCTCAAAATGGAACTAGTTGATAGTCACGTTGCAATCAGAGAGGGCATCGATCGTCATCGCAGCAATGTTAATCATCACTTTTTCACGCTTTTTATCCTTACGTAGGCGATGACGAGGCAAACGCCCATCTGCAAGCATGTCGTTAATTGTGTCGATAGATAAGCCAGTGAGTTCACTATATCTTTCTATAGTAACGTGGGGGGTGATGAGAGTGATTGAAATGTTAGGTCTCATGATGCAACATTCCTCTTTTAGCAATGATTAATCAGGATGAATACTGATCGTTTGTATTATGTGAACACTGCAAACATACGATCACATCATGAAATCGTCAAGGTAAAAGTTCACTTGGAGTGACCATGAATTTGGAAAAAGGCGGTCGTGGGGCCATAGAGCGCATGGTTGAAGCCTATGGTTTCAAAACAAGACAAGCTTTGTGTGATCATTTGGGCATTTCTAAAAGCACCTTAGCCACGCGCTATATGCGTGATTCATTCCCGGCAGAATGGGTAATCCAATGTGCACTTGAAACCGGCACGTCGCTAGAGTGGCTAACTACTGGGCAAGGTTCAAAAGAAAGTTCACAAAAAGAAAACACAAAAGAGATCGAAAGGAAGATTTTATCAAGCGGAAAACTACTTCCTGATGGTTACTACATTTTCGACAACAACTTTTTGCCTGAAAAACTAAAAAAACCTTTTGTTGTGATCGATGGCGCATCAGAGTTTATCTGTGATTCGGATTATGAGGATGTACGTGATGGTAAGTGGATCGTTGATATTGATGGCGAGGTTGCTATCAGGAATCTGACAAGACTGCCGGGACGTCGTCTAAATGTCGATGGTGGCAGCAGTTCCTTTGAATGCAAAATAGATGAAATTGATATCATAGGAAAAATTAGAAGCGCGATCGTCAATTATTAAAATTAATGTATAAGGAAATAAATATGTTTTATAAATCTATACATATCCTACTTATTTGTTTATTTATTACTTTACCTATTACAAGTTTTGCAAAAAATTATCCATGTTCTGGTAAGAAAGGGGGAGTTTCACATTGTACATCTGATGGGAAGTTCGTTTGCAATGATGGAACGCAAAGCAAGTCAAAGAAAATATGTTCTAAAAACTAAGGTTGCTTCATATGAATAATGATATGACTTTTGAAAACAGAGATGAGTATAATAGAAAAATCATTGCTGAAAAAATAATAAGCTTACTCGAGTCCCCCTTAAAAATATCCCCTATTGTTATCGATGGGGACTGGGGTACCGGTAAAACCGAATTTTCAAAAAAATTAGCGGCATTGATTGAAAAAAATGAATCTGGGCATAAAGTAGTATATATTGATGCATTTACTGAAGATCATAATGATGCTCCCATACTTACTATAATGGCTGCAATAGTTGCATTATATCCAGAGAGTGAAAAGAAGGAATTAATATCAAAGGCATTACCAGCATTGAGATTTGGACTTAAAACTGTACTCAAAGCTGGCGCTGGGTGGATTTTAAAACAAAATGCAGATGATATTGCGGATGAATTCGAAGATGCTATTAAAGATGCGGCTAACTCAGCTATAGATGGTACTGTAGAAGCACTGCTTGATGATCATATTGAAGCAAAGAAACATTTGCTTGCTCTCAAGGAAGTACTTGCTGAACTAACTAGCGAAAATAAAATAACAATTATCATTGACGAACTTGACCGTTGTAAACCAAGCTTTGCCATCTCTATCATCGAAAATATAAAACATGTTTTTGACACTGAAAATCTTAACTTCTTGTTAGTTGCTAACATCTCACAATTGAAAGCATCAATAAATCATATTTACGGTGCAGGTGTTGACTCAGAAAGATATCTTGATAAATTTATAAAATTCACTTACAGCCTGCCAGTGACTTTCACTGAAAACAATTACGATAAAATTTTGGCTTCGAACTCTCATTTTAGAATGCTATGTAACGAGTCTGAAAGACTAAAAGAAATTGGAGAAAGTAGTATTCATATAGTTCAAAAATTTATCGAACTAAAAGGCTTGTCGCTACGGGAAGTTGAAACCTTATCAAGATATCTAGAAATTTATCAAATTTTATCTCAAAATGAAATCAGCAATAAATTTATACCAGGCTATTGCTGTTATCGAACCCTTGCAGTAATTCTTTATTCGTTTGGTCGTGAACTGGCCCTTAACTACGTAGAAGATAAAATAGATGCACAATTAATAATTAATTTCTTCGGTGTTAATAGACTCCCATATCAGACAGATCAATATAACATCAACATCTACTATTATGCATTATTTGGTATAACTTATAAATATATGCCAGAAGGTTCTCCTTTACTTCCTTCTGAAAACGATGAAAAAAACAGATGGGCTGAAATAAGTGATTATCATATTTTAAAAGGAAATGCAGGTGTAGAAGACCCTGTTAGAATATTCAAAAACACCTTAAAAGTTTTCTTGCTCCAATGAAATGTTTGATTGAAGATCTTTAAACATTGACCACTGTTCAAACATACAGTTAAATTTAGTCCTCAGACATGAGGACTTTTTTATGGCAGTACGAAAACTCACCACAGGAAAATGGCTGTGCGAATGTTATCCCGCCGGACGTAGTGGACGTCGTGTGCGTAAACAATTCGCCACCAAAGGCGAAGCTCTGGCTTTTGAGCGTCACACGATGGAAGAAACCGAAGCAAAGCCTTGGCTAGGTGAATCAGTGGATCGTCGAACACTGAAAGACGTGGTTGAGCTATGGTTCAAATTACATGGTAAATCTCTGACTGCTGGGCAGCATGTCTATGACAAATTGCTGCTGATGGTTGACGCTCTGGGCAATCCTCTTGCAACCGATCTCACCTCTAAAATGTTTGCCCACTATCGAGATAAACGCCTGACAGGTGAGATCTACTTCAGCGAGAAATGGAAGAAAGGAGCCAGCCCGGTCACCATTAACCTGGAGCAAAGCTATCTAAGTAGTGTTTTTAGCGAACTATCCCGCCTGGGCGAATGGTCGTATCCAAACCCACTGGAGAACATGCGAAAATTCACCATCGCAGAAAAAGAGATGGCATGGCTTACCCATGAGCAGATTGTTGAACTGCTGGCTGATTGCAAACGTCAGGACCCAATTCTGGCACTGGTAGTCAAGATATGCTTAAGCACAGGCGCACGCTGGCGAGAAGCAATAAACCTTACCCGATCACAGGTGACTAAATACCGAATTACCTTTGTAAGAACGAAGGGGAAGAAAAACAGAAGCATCCCTATCAGTAAAGAGCTTTATGAAGAGATCATGGCGCTTGATGGGTTCAATTTCTTCACAGACTGCTATTTTCAATTTTTATCCGTGATGGAAAAAACGTCAATCGTGCTCCCTCGCGGTCAACTGACACACGTTCTGCGCCATACGTTTGCGGCACATTTCATGATGTCGGGTGGAAATATCCTTGCTTTGCAAAAAATCCTCGGACATCACGATATAAAAATGACTATGCGTTACGCTCATCTGGCACCGGATCATCTGGAAACGGCGCTCCGTTTCAATCCTCTGGCAACGCTGCCAAGTGGCGACAAAGTGGCGGCAGCGGTTGGCATTACCCCGTAATAACCACCACTGACCACCAACCTAACTTATTGTTTTTAATCTAACTTATTGTTTTCATTAACCCGTTTACATAAATGGGTTTTTTGTTGCCTGAAATTTATCTACTACCCAGCAATCCTCTCAACCATCCTCAAAATCTCCTCGCGTGATAGCGGCTTACGGTCGGTGACAAAATGCAGCGTCATCCCCTCAATAAACGCATCAAGCGCGCGGGCGGTTCCGGGTTCAAACCATTGTTCGAGCGTTTGTTGACTGCGCTGCATCCAGTTTTGCATTACCGTTTTTAAGAGCGGTTTTCGGCTAGCCAGCGCGTAGAGCTGGTACATCAGCTCCATATTATCCGGCGTTGCGACCTGTGAGCTGTAGATCATATCGGTGATAGCCTGGCATGCGCCTGGAGCATCACTAACATCGCTAAAAAATGCCTGATATTGCCGGGACATGATCTCAGTAAAACGGCTGAACGCCTCCAGCAACAACTCATCAATTCCTGAAAAATAGTAGGTCATCGATCCCAACGGCACCCCGGCAAGGGCAGCAATTTTGCGGTGTGTAACAGCATGTATTCCGTAAAGTTTCACCGCCTCCAGCGTGGCCTGGATAATTTTTTCTCGCCGTTGCGGATCGTTAGCGCGACGCATGTCATTTCCTCTCTCTGCAATTGTGTACAAATGTACACAGTCTTGCTAATGTTGTCTTCCCTCTTCTTATTTTGACGTGGTCTATGACCGTAAATTCTTCACGTAATGCATTGAAACGCCGAACCTGGGCGCTGTTTATGTTCTTCTTTTTGCCAGGCCTGTTAATGGCGTCCTGGGCAACCCGTACGCCTGCTATCCGCGATATTCTCTCTGTCTCGATCGCTAAAATGGGCGGTGTTCTCTTTGGTCTGTCGATCGGTTCGATGAGCGGTATTCTCTGCTCAGCGTGGTTAGTGAAACGCTTTGGGACGCGTAATGTCATCCTTGTCACGATGTCCTGCGCATTGATTGGGATGATGATACTAAGTCTGGCACTCTGGCTGACATCGCCCTTGCTCTTTGCCGTTGGTCTCGGCGTCTTTGGGGCTAGTTTTGGTTCTGCGGAAGTGGCGATAAACGTTGAAGGTGCCGCCGTTGAGAGAGAAATGAATAAGACGGTTTTACCGATGATGCACGGTTTTTATAGCCTGGGCACGCTGGCAGGCGCAGGTGTCGGTATGGCACTGACGGCCTTTGGCGTTCCGGCAACGGTGCACATTTTATTGGCGGCGCTGGTAGGCATCGCGCCTATTTATATCGCCATTCAGGCAATCCCTGACGGTACGGGCAAAAATGCTGCCGATGGCACCCAGCATGGTGAAAAAGGAGTACCTTTTTATCGCGATATCCAGTTGCTGCTGATTGGTGTTGTGGTGCTGGCGATGGCCTTTGCCGAAGGTTCTGCCAACGACTGGTTACCCTTATTAATGGTTGATGGTCACGGTTTTAGCCCTACTTCCGGCTCGCTGATTTATGCCGGTTTTACCCTGGGGATGACCGTTGGACGCTTTACCGGCGGTTGGTTCATTGACCGTTACAGTCGCGTTGCCGTGGTTCGGGCCAGTGCACTAATGGGGGCGTTGGGTATTGGGCTGATTATTTTTGTCGATAGCGCCTGGGTCGCTGGGGTGTCTGTTGTACTTTGGGGACTGGGTGCCTCGTTGGGCTTCCCGCTGACTATTTCTGCCGCCAGCGATACCGGCCCCGATGCACCAACCCGCGTCAGCGTGGTAGCTACGACCGGTTATCTGGCTTTCCTCGTCGGGCCGCCGC